GTTCAGAATAAGTTTTGATATTCTGATAATCTTTAAGCAAAAGTTCAGGAGAATTTATTTTATTAGAATTTTTAAAGTAAACATCATGATTTCCTGTAATTAAATGAACCTTATATTTTAAAAATGGTTCAAGAACAACTTTACGAGTCCAATCAAGTCCAACAAAATCAATTGACTTACGACTATCAAAAGCATCTCCCATATGAATAATAGTATCAATCCCATACTGTTCCAGCGTTGGGAAAAAAACATTATTATAGAATTTCTCAAAATAATCTTGAAATAATCTTGAAGACTTTCTGGCGGACCAATGAGTGTCTGTAATTACGGCTACACGCATAATCAAGAATTCATTTTTATGTGAACATTTTCCTTAATAGAATTATAGTCGGAATAATTGCCTCCGTCAATATGGTTGTCATCTGTAAATACTTCATCAAATCCAGTTCTTTCAAGAATTTTATTTTTAATTTCTAATTGCCTCTTCTCCTTTCCAATTCTACGAATAAATGCATAGTGAATAATTTGAGTAAAATAGGCAAAGGGATTTTGTGATCTTTCTGGATTAAAATTATGTAAATATTGAATGCAATTTTCTATACCATCAGAAATCATATCATCTTTAAACATATAATTTACAAAATTAGGTTTAAATGATAAATGAGTTGCAATTTTAAGAATACATTCTCCAATATAATTTGGTATTGGTGGTTTGTTTGGACTAGTCCATTTTTTCAATTGCTCTTCAGTAATACCAGGTATTTCTTTTTCTGCTATTTCTCTTACTTTTTTTCTATACTGAACAAGTGCTTCCAAAAACTCTTTGTTATTTACATAGTGAACTGATCTTTTTCTTTTAGTCATTACTGCTGTTGAAATCATAAGAAGTGCTAATTTATTATATAGATATTATAGCACTTAATTATTGAAATCACAACCACTTGACACATCTATAGAATATCCGTATAATAGGCTTGTTGGTTTTGAGAGTCATCTTTAGCTTCTATATTAATAAATTAAATACAATATAGGATATGTTTCCGAAGGAAACCATCACGAAGTGATGTCTATGAATTCTTAAATATTTTTTCTAGTAAATCTTTAGCATCATTTACATTTGTTAAGTACCCCATTTTTCTTGATATATTAGGTCTATTATTCTTCATGTCTCCAACTTGTTGAACAAAAGATTGATGAAGCATAATCATCTCAATATCATTAGTTTCACATATAGTAATAATATCATCCATTTTTATTACAAACATATCTTCCGTTGTTGTTTTCATCCAAGGTTCTATCTTATATCCCATAGATCCATTACGACCTGACATATGTGTAACCATAATTGGATTAGTAACAATTAAAATTATTTTATGTTCCTCATCATGTGGAAGAACTCTTGCAAAGATTTCTTCTCCAGTTTTTAATTTGATTGATGCATAAAAATCTTCTTCCATCTTATTCTTTTAAGTTGATTGTTATTATTTCGTAATTAAAATCTTCTTCTGTATAAATTTTAACTCTCTCTATAAAATGATTTAAAGTATAATTTTTTCTTGAATTATAAGTACAGTCATCTGAAATATCATAAAGAGTTGCTTTATCTTTATTATCTCCTTTTCTTAGAACTCTTCCAATAGATTGAAGATTGCGAATTCTTGATTTACTCGGAGAAGCAAAGATGACATTATGAAGATTTTTAATAGAAATACCAGTACTGAACACACCATAAGAAGCAACAATTATTGCATTATTTTCTCTTTCAGTAATTTCTCTTACTTGCTCTCTTTCTTGAACATTAACTCCACCGTGTACAAAGAATACCTTACGCTTATCATCACTATCGCTATTTATGAGTTCATATAATGGCAATCCATGAGTTTCTACGCGAGAAAATAAAACTAGGGTATTACCTTTAAGATCTAAAGTTAAATTTTTTATAAAATTATTTCTTTTTTGATTAGTAATAAGAAATTGTATTTCATCTTCATATTTATCAAATTTTTGTGGATTGTGTTTTAATACTAGACAATGAATATCTAATTGAGATGCTCTTCCCTTTTCAATTAATTCTTTAGTCCCTACTGCTTTATAAGGAGGACCAAATAATCCAGAAATAACCCACTCATGAGTTTGAGAATCTTTACCTCCATTAGATAATGTCCCGGTAAATCCAAAACGATATTTAGCATTATGAGATTTTTTCATAATCTCAATAAGACTTTTACTTTTACATCCGTGACACTCATCAACAACCACACAATCATAGTCTTCAAAAAAAGATTTATCTAAACGGTGAATTCCTTGCCATGTAGATAAAGTAATGGGTGAGTTGTTAGTTTTCTCTTGTCCGGAATAAATCATATGACAATGATTTTCTGGATCCCAACCATACTCAGACCAATCTTTAAACATTTGATGAATTAAAGATGTTGTGGGAAATACAACTAATATTTTTAATCCTTTTGTCGCATAATATCTTACAAGGGCATATATCATATAAGATTTGCCAGAAGATGTTGCAGATATAACGGTTTTTCTATTATATCTCAAGCACTCATAAACAGCATTTATTTGATAATCATATGGAGTGAAGTTACAGATATAACTCATGTAACCTTTGACACCTTCTTCACTTATTTCATCATTTATTTCAAAAGGTAACCCATAATACTTATTATCACGAAACTCATAACTATAATTATGAATTTTTATTTTTGCTATAATCCTATCTAAAAGTCCTGCATATATTTCTCCAGTTGTAGTACTTAGTAAATTAATTTCACCATTCCACCTCTTTCCTCTATACTGTGGCATAAATTTTGCCGATTCCACAGTAAAACTAAAGTATGGTGCCAATTCATATAAAATATGAGGTTCACATTCCAATTTAATGAAAACCTCATTCTTCTTAGATATGATTATGTCACTCATAAAATAATTAAGTTCTTATGAGTATTTATTGCCTCACCCTAAACCACTTGCAAATCTTTGATAATCTATGCTATTTTTAATTTGGTAAGTTCTATTGTGAATCATCTTCAAAATATCTTGAAGATAACTTAACATTACATCATAATATTCCACTTTTAAGGATGCTTGAGAAAGACTTTCATCTGCATCCATATATTTTTGAAGTGTGTCTTTATCCCTTATTTTTTTAGGAAAAGGATTCTCTATGTAAACATCAGGATCTGCTTTTCCTGTGTAGTACTCATATTTTTGATGCCTTATATTTCTTTTTTGTTGCTCTGATTTCTTTTTAAGAAGTATGATATTATTATACATATCATAATATCTTGCATGAAGAACCGGAATATTTAAAGATTCTGTATGTAAATTATCTGGATCTATTATTGAATCTCTTTCCCACATTTCTTGTATTTTTTCAAGATTTATCACAAATCATTACCTCGTTTATCAACTATATTATACATACTATACTTGAAAGATACTTCTGCTGTAAAGTATTCTATATCTTCACTGGTAGCATCAAAATCCAAAGAACTCAACGAATATGGAAACATATCTTTAAATATTACTTTAAAATTTAAATTTTTATTACTATTTAAAACTTCAAGTGTCCCATCTGAATAAATGTTTTCCATACTATTTTGTTTATTATACACTCCTTTAGTATTATTTTGAAGATCATATATTTGCTGTAAAGATTCTGGAAATCCCAATCCTCTTAACCAATTTTGAATTTCCATGTAATTTTGCAAATTTTCATCAACAAGAAATCGTAGAGTTAAGTCTTCAAATTCCATTTTATCACCAGGAACTGGAATATCCCTGAGATAATTTGGTTGAACAGTTGTTCCTAAATCTAGTCTAGGTATATTTCCAGTATTTGCAAAAAATGCTACCTTAGGTGATTTGTTGAGAACAAATTTAAACCCAGTAGGGGATAAAAAATTTCTATTTTGTACTTGATTATCAAATAAATTTTTGGTCATTTTTTTAACTATTTAGATTTATTAAATAAAAAAAAAGACCTCCCGAAGGAGATCTTTGATTATGTGAGAAAAACTTACATCAAATTTTTGACCTGCACTCTTCTGTAGTAACGGTTTGCGTTGACTTGAAGACGCCCAAGCCCTTGCTCAAGACCCTCAGCGAATGGATTAGCGACCATACCGTAGCGGGTCTTAAATCCGATTTTTGGTTGGAAGGTATTCTCGCCAACGGCACGAACCATTTGGAGAGGAACATAAGGACAATAGAATAGTCCAGCATCATAAGGTGAAGAACTCTTATAACCAACAACGTAGTACTGATTAGCACTTACGTTTGCAGAATATGGGTCAATATATACGCGGAATTTGCCCATGAGAACGCCAGCAAATGTATTACCGGTGTCGTCTACATTGAGGTTAGCATTAAGAGCAGGAGTATAGTCTAGGACTCCAGCCATGGTTAGTGCTGAAGCAACGTCAGCAGAACACATGATTACGTTTCCCTTTCCTCTACGAGTTCTTTGTGCGATTGCGTTAGCATCACGCTCAATTTGGAAAAGAAGACCCTTAAACTTCTCAACTGACCAACGACCGTTAGAGTCAACATCAAGGTCAAATATACCCTGAGTGGCAACGTTAGCGGCAGCGCCCTGTTCAGCGACCTTATAGATGGTTCTGATGACCTCACGGTTGATCTCAGCAAGAATCTCGGTTGAGAGAATATTTGCGAGTTCCGCTTCAGCATTAAGACCATGAATTGCCTTAAGGTCTTGAGCGAGTTCAAGACTGTATTCTGCTTTTAGTGCTCTTGACTTGGCTTCAACGAGTACTTTCTCAATTGAGAAAGCCATTTCGTTGAACTGACCAGCACCCGCACCGAGATTTTCAGAATCTCCGGTTACCATACCTTGACCAACATTATATGCTAGTGAAGATGCAGCGCCTACGGGATTAAGAAGACCTGGATTGGTTGAAGTACCTTGAGCAGTAGTACCCATACCGGAAACTGCATCAGTAAATCCTGCAGTGCGGTTGAGACTAGCACTCTGACCAGAGAATGCAGTGTTTACTTCATCAAAGAAAGTTTCTGCGCCCTGTTGATCATTATACTTGGCTCTCATTGCAAAGATAAGTCCAGTTGGACCTGTCATTGGTTGAACGCCAGCAAGATCATACGCAACCAAATTAGGCATTGCGCGTCTAATTAGGGAAATTAGAACGGGATCAAAACCTGCAACTGGACCACCAGCATCAGCACTACCAGTAAATCCACCAGTACCGGCAGAATTAGTTGGAGATTCAGTTAATAGTCCGCCGTGCGAAAAGGCAGTTTGATCTCTTAAAAATTGTTCTTGGTTTTCTAGCAGGACTGCGGTTACAGCCTTTCTGTGAGAATCTCTGATTGGATCGAGACCTTCAAAATTCAGAAGGGGTGCCCATTTTGCCTGCAGATGTTCAGATTGGAACATTTGCTTTTACCTCGTTAAAAGTGTGTTTGTTTGTTTGATTTAATGTTAAATTCAGCGTTTTGCAACTGTTGAAAGTGTTCTTAAATATGCATTCATTGAATCTGAGTGATACTCAGGTACAACATCAACACCTTCAGAAAGTGTTTCTACTGTTGCCGTTGAAGAAACTATTCTTGAAGGAAAATATGATTCCTTCAATGTCTCCAATTTTTCACGATATTCTGACTCACTTTCAAACTCAACACTTTCGGCAAGTGAAGCAAGTTTTTCTTTCTGAGTGGTCGCAAGACCTTCAGAAATTGAATTGAAAATTCTATCAGCAACAGACTCTGAGAGTCTCTTATTTAAATGAATGTTCTTTTCAATTTGCTCGTTGAGTTTAGTCTCCATATCATCAAGTTTTTCTACCATGCTCTCAAGCACATTATATTTTTCTTCAGGGATTGATACATAATGTTCTTCAAAAAGTTGCTTGAGTCCACCAAGGAATGATTCAGTGAGTTCTTCCTTGAGTCCTGTTTCAATAGCAAGAGCGTTTTCATCTACCCACTCTTCAGAAACATATTCTAGATAAGCATCTAGACGCTCTTCTAATTGTTCTTTAATTGCTTGAACTTCTTCTACAAGTCTCTCTTCGTATTGAACTTCAAGTGACTCACGAATTTGATTTACTTTTGAGCGAAGAGCAGACTCAAAAAT